AACCTAACGTCAGTAGTAGTGTTGTACACGTCTCACACTCGACTACGTTGATTAGTGTAAATGCCTTGACTTGAGTTTTCTAAATCGTAAGAACTTGTGCCACTGGTAGTTGTAATTGTAATAGACTCTTGTAAACCTATCCAATCAAACGAATCTTCTACTTCTCGTTTTGCGTCGTTAAGCAATCGTACAATCGTATCTGTATAAGACGGTGCTCCACCTGTAGCAGTTGTTGTGCTAGTTATACTCAGCACAGCTTGGTCTCTTAAACGAATAAGAATCTTATTAACAACGTCTAATAATGTAACTGCAGATGACGACATTAGATTCCTCCTTAAAAACGGGGGCTTTCGCCCCCATTAAACTATATAACGTCAAATGGTATGACGCGAACACGCAAGGTTGCTGAACCTAAGTCTACTGCTCCACCAGTATTATTTGCTAATACTGCTGTAGCTGTGTTTGCAGCCGTAACTGCTACACTTAAAACTAAGTCTGCAACATCAACAGATAGAGAAGCCCAAGCGAAATCACCTAAGACTGCTCCAGGAACAGTAACGTCTACAGCTACCTCGTCCCCGTCTGCTATACTTGCTGCGTCCCAAGTTGCCGAAACAACTGGAAATCCTGATAACCTAGACATAAGATTAACTCTCCTAAATAAAGGGGGAGGTTTTACCCTCCCCGTAGGTTATTAAGCAACGACAGCAATCTTAATGCCAGCATCGTTTCGTAGTTCACCTGTACCGTACAGAGTGTCAGCAGTAAACAAGTCACCTAACCACTCTTGCTTGTACTGAGTTTGAGTACGAACAGACATTTGCTCTGCAAGAACTAACGCTGATTTATGAGCTAACAAGCAAAGTCTAGCGTCCTGAGAACCTTCAGTATCTGTAGGACAGTTAGTAGAAACGTATACAGGTACTCCGTATACATCACCGACTAAACCGTTACGGATAGAGTTTCCTGGGCCAGCTTCGCCTGTGAACGCTTGCTCAGTAAATCGAGCAAGACCAGTTAGATTCTTTTTCTCCACTGGAGGGATAACAAGGAATCTATCTGACATAGGTATATCAGCATCGTCCAGAGTTTGGATTACCTTACGGATACCTGCATCAGCTAAAGCTGCTGCGTTGTCATTACCTGCGTTGAAAGCTGTGCTTCCATCAGAGCCAATAACAGTACCTGCAGTACCAAAATCAGTTGTAGTTCCTGAAGATACAGTGTTAGCTGTACCGCCAGTTAAAGCGTAAGATTGCAACCAAAGGTGTGTATCTACTTGCTTAGCTAGCGAGTAACCAGCGTCATCAGTGTAGAAAGACCTCATGCTTGACAAAGCTTGCTTGTCTAGGATATCCTCTATTAATCGAGAATACTCGTAGTGCTTGTCAATAGATATTGTAAGCTCAGTATCTGTTGCAGTAATAAGCGTAACTTCAGTCTGTGCTGCTTTTGCAGAAGCCGCACCTCGAGTTGGCTTAGGAATGTGAATGGTGTCACCTTTTTTACCTTCGTGGTTCATTCGGGTAACTAAATTTGCGAGTACAAGATTACTCTTGTATGCCGCGATTACTTCGTCCGACCACAATTCAGGGATAAACTTCGCCTGAGTGGTAATCGTCATATGATTAGAGCCAAGGGCCATAACCTATTCCTCCTATAAAAAATTAAAATTAAACTTGGATAAATTAACGAACTCTGCCTTCTGCGTATGCTTGCATAATTTCTCCTTGTAGTTCATTGTATCTCTGAGGGTCATTAATCTTCAGTCGCACTAACTCAGCTCTACGATAAATCGTTTTGCTAGATGATGCTCCTGCGTCTTGTGACGCTCCAGAAGATACAGAAGAAGCAGCCTCAAGCTCTTTCTCTTTTACAGCTTGACTTTGTTCTTTCTCCGCTTTCACTTGAGGTTTCTGAACAGCTTTGTACTGTGTAAACAGTTCGTCAGCATAATCAAAATCTCCGTTACTTGCTTTGACCCACATATCTTGTCGCGGAGTGCTTTCCATAATCCACTGTTGAAAACCTAAGTCATTAACAACTTCGGTTAAATCAGGGTGTTTGGCTTGTAACCGTTGTACTGTAGAGTCTACCTGTGTTTGAGATAGATTACTCTTAACGGGTTCTAAAGCTTCCGCAACTACTTTGCGTACCGCAGTAAGCGGGTCGTTATAAAAGTCATCTTCAGAAAGAGATTTCTCAAGAGACTCTGTACGTTGACTAGTGGCATCTTCTTGTAGATTTTTTTGAATTAAACTGTCAGTAAGTTTACGAAGTTCTCCAAGCTCATTACCTTGTCGTCCGTATTGCTGTTCAAGATTAACGTAAGAGTTAATAATGTCGTCTACACTTTTCCCTTGAAATTTAGGGGGTAGCTCTTCAGTTTCTACGTTCTCAGTAGGTTGCTCTTCAACTTGCTCTTCTTCTGATTTAAGTTCTTGTCCAAGGCGTTGAGTTAAATCTTCAACATTGTCAATGTTGTCAAAATCTTCTTCTGCCTCTACTATAGGATTTGTCGCCATTTTATTTCTCCAATCTTAACCTTATATAAGGGGATTAACAGGGTATACCTAACTCTTTCAAGTTATGGTGGTTAGCTTTTCGGTGTCTTCTAGCCCATTTATCGGCAGCAGTCGGAAAGCCAGTATCTATGCCAGGTAATGAGAAGTTCCCGCCCGACACAATTTTTGAAGCAGTATTAGCACAATCTCTGCACTTAACTGTTTCATCTTTAGACCAATACTCTCGTACTAGCCCACAAGAATTACATTTGTAATCATTCAACATCACTTTGTACCTCGTCTGCGCCTTCAAGCTCTGCTTGTAAAACGTTCTCAAACTCAATCATTAGATGTAACATTCCTAACGAACCTCGCATTTGCCAGAAAGCTTTTTCATCTCCGATTGCTAGTACGTTATTTTGATTGTTAAACATTTCTATTAAACGATTACGAATTAAATCCCAACCCTCCGAGTGGAGAGTTTCTATCATCTTTTCGTATTTTTGTATTTCACTATTATCCACTATTCACCTCGTATTATTGTCAACATCATTAGTGCAAGTACTTCCTCATCGTCCCTCTCTCTAATCTGTTGTCTACGAAGTTTTTTAAGTCGTTCAAACTTTAAATCTTCAGAGACAGTTCCTGCTAGGACATCAAAACCAAAAGCTCCAGAACTCCAAGCTTTTCTTCCCCAACCTTTCCCCGAATGTTCTAACTGTTCAAATGACATTTAATTAAATGGCCCTAATATCGAAATAATAAATGTAGTCATTCCTGCTATAATTATTACCGCACCTCGAAACAATTTAGCATTTAACTGTTCTAAGTGAGCTTCTATCTTTTCTAACCTTGCAAATATTGTTTTGTCTCTTTCTGCACATCTAGCTTCATGTGCTTCTACCCTAGTAATACAATCAAATATATGTTTTTCTAAATCCATGCTACTAATCTGCAGCTTCGATTGTGTTACCTGCCTCTACCCAAGCTAATACAGCTATATAATCGCTGTTGCTGTTATTAAGCGGAACAAACCATTCTACACCGTCATTTAAAGTAACTTTGACGTTAATATTATTGCCAGTTATTCCAGCTGTATATTTACATGCGTTAATGTCTGATACTTCCATTTATAACTCCGCTGCTGCTGTAATAGTTGCACCACCATTTAAATCTCGAACATACATACCTTGTCCAGCGGTAAGACCAGAACCGACCGATGCTTGAAATGCCATCGTATCTGGCCCTAGTTCAGAGGCCGCCATCGCTGTTGTAGTTGCAACGCTACCTAAATACTGCACTTGAAAGTCTGTAGCACTAGAAAACGCTAAACTAGGTGTTGTTCGCATAGTAACTGGAAATGCTTTTACGCAATGAACTGTAGTGGTAGTTCTGGCAAACCCTGTTGCTAAAGCTGTATTTGTTGGCGGTCTAGCAACAAAACAATAACGCTGACACAAAGCTAATTCTTCACCATAAGTTTTTTGCTCAAACGTAGTTGCTGTGCCACCAATCTCTACTTGTATGTTTCTAACATCAAAATAATCATTAGCGCCCGCCGTACCTGTTGGCGTAAATTGAAGTAGAATAGCTAATTGCGTTTTATCACTTGGTACGGTTCCTGAACCAGAAAAAGTAGCCCAATCGCTTCCAGCAGACATATCCGCATTAATACCTATAATGGTGTCAGTATTTGTCATAGAAACTGGGCTTTGGTCTGTGCCTTCACCGCCTTGCACAACAGCCGCTAGTCTACCTGACGACGGACTCCAGTTAGCACCAGCTCTAGCTCTAAAAGAAAAAGTAATTTCTTGTCCTGCAAAATGTTTGCTATCTTTTGTTTCTAGCCCTTGCGCTATACCTGTTAGGTTTGTCTGCGAATTGCTTGCATCTCTTTGAAAGCGCATATAATAGCCATCGCCTTCGCCAGCATCTGATTTTGTGTACCAAGAAAAAGCTAGTGCGCCACCATAACTGCGCCATCTATCAGGGCCATAAGTGTTAATTGTTGTATTAGCCGCTGTTCCATGACGTTGATTAACTGCGCCATTCGGGTTAAAAACTGCATTTCTGCGACCACCTAACGGGCCAGAGTTTATGCTCGTAACTGTAGTTAACGCTGGTATTGCACCACTACTTGCAGTTAACGCTCCTGTAGTAAGCGTACTACTGCCATTATTAATATTTCCAAAATTAGACGTTATAGCTCCTGCGTCTAAATTTCCCACGGTAAGAATTGAACTAGACCCTGCGGCGGCAGATGCTCCTATATCTAAAAGGACTTCTGAGGTGCTTCTGCTTTCTAATCCATTAGCAGTAAACCTTGCGTACTCGTCATCGGCTACACTAGCACTGTCTATCTTTACTGCGTTAGTATTAGATATTCCAAAGGTTAAAGACGCTTGACCGCCTATATCTGATAAAACCTCACTTGCTGACCTACCTTCTATAGAAGTACCAGCAACTCGTAGAAAGTCATCGTCTGCTACGCCAGTTGTAAATACGGGTACGTTAGTGTTACTAATCCCCGTAGATAATGTAGCTGTAGTAGTAATTGCTGTGCCGTTTAAAGTCATAGCGTCAGCTTCTAACGTTCCGTCAATATCAGCATTACCAGAAACGTCTAAGCTTCCAGCGTCTAACTCTCCTGTAAGAGTAACATTACGGAAACCTGTAATATCTTTATTAGCGTCAACAATTACTGCTTTAGATGCAGAAACTGTACCTGCTGTAATCCCTTCTAACGCATCTACTTCAGATGCAAATTCTGTAACTGCTGCTCCAGACCCTGCTCCGTCAGCGTATATAATTTTAGTATCGCCGTTAACAACACTAACATTAGCTCCAGAGCCTTGAGAAAACGTCGCAGTCTGTCCACTACTATTAACCACAAAATATAACTTGTCTTGGTCATTAGGACTAATGGTTATAGTATTTGTACCGCTAGGGCTACCACTTAAAACAAGAACTTTGTATTGTCCGTCTGACAATGCTCCGTCTGTAGTAGTTAACGTATGTGTTGTTCCTGATAAAGTAATAACACCTACACCGTTAATAGCCCTATCCAATATATCCATATTGGTATTGACTGTAGTACCCCACTCTCCTGATTGGTCACCAATGCCTGGTTTCTCGACTCCAGAATTTGAAGTATAGGTACTAGCCATTATTCAACACCGCGCAGTTCACCATTGTCTCCTCTTCGTACAGGTCGTCCTCCGATAGACGCTACCCTACCATCAGGGCCACGTTCTATAGTTAAATCAGGAGGAGTCTGTTCTTGTGGAGCTTGTGGAGCCATATTACCTTGTTGTTGCAGTATTGCGTCTAACTTAGCGTTCAGCGGGTCAATCTGAAACATTTGTTGTCTTTGTGTAATGTGGTTAATGCTATCGTTAACTTTGTTGTTAATCTGTTCGATAGCACTGTTAGTAAATTGCTCATACGAATCTTTTAGCGTGTCAACTAAAGTTAGATACTCTATAGGCTGTGTAGCCTCAGATTTTTCTGTAGCCGGTTTACCTGCCAAAGCTTCGGCAGCTTTAGCTTCTTTGTATGCAACTTCAGCAGCAGCTCTTTGCTCTTCTGTTTTAGCTTTAGCAATATTAAGCAGAGCTTCTGACTGATTCCAGATAGCTTCGCCTCTGTCTCTTTCAGCCTCTTCTTCCATTTCAAAATCACGCCTAGGATTAGTAAGCTTGCTTTCCATAACCTTAAACATAAGAGCTTGTTTCTTAAGTTCTTGGTCTTGTAGTTTAGCTTGCTGGTCAAAGTCAGGTTGTGGTTCTGGTGGATTAAGAGCTTGTTGTAAGAACTGGTCAGATATTTTAACCAACATTTCTTTATCTTCGATGTTGTAATTATTAATAACACCTTTAAGCAATAACCAGTAAGCAGGAGAACCAGGAGGTACTGTTTGCATAAGTTGAGTTAATTGTGCTACCTCAAACTCACGCGCTTGCGCGCCTACAGCTCCGTGAACTCTAAAGCGATAATCGGCTACGGGGTAACGCTCCGTATCGAACTTCATGTACCGCCAAGCAACCTTGTGGATTAATGGCGAAAGAAACTCAAACTCCATGTTTCGGAGTGTTCTCTTCGCTCGTTTAAGAATAGCACCCATCATCATTGACATGCCACCTGCAGTAGCATTACGAGGGTTAACTCCTAATGGGGCTGCGGTGTCCATAGACCCCGTAGCCATTGTTACCATACGCTCAAACTCTGCAGACTGTCGATAGCTCTGCGGGTCTGGGCCAGGAAACTTAAATGGTGCAATAGCCTCATTAACAGGGCCGCTAACAACAATATTCCTTCCTGGTCTAATAGAAAAGTCTCCATTTCGAGGAGCCATCATTCCATTAACCAAAGCAACAGGATAAGTAGCTAGTGCTAACGAATCTATCCTTGCTCTTAATTCTGCGTCTAACGCTTTTTGAGGGTTATAACCTTTCTCAGCTATACCTCTACCCCAGAACCTATTAGGGACTGTGTCCCACTGAAATGCAACAAAAGACCTGTCTTGCATTATAAATGGGTTACGAACTACTTTAAGTAATTGAGAACGATTCGCAATCCAAACAATACCTTCTACCATTTCTCCTGCATCGTCATACTCTAAGTTAGAGTTTTCTTCTGCAAACTCAGCTAAAGGGTCTACAACGCTTTCTTTAGCAGCATCTTTGAATAAGTCTTTAGGCACAAGTCCGTGATACTCTAGTATCTCTACATGCTCTACGTCAGTGTAGCTTTCTTCGTGTATGTCGAACTCTTGGTGTTCTGAAGGGTCATTATCGTACAAACCTACTTCAGTTTTATTCCAGATACCTCTGTCTTGTTTTTGTACTACTTCGTGCTTAGGTATTGTGTAAACGTGTGCTACACCTAAAGCTTCGTCTATGCTGCGAGCAGCTACGTCTATAACAAACTCGTTAGGGTCTACAGGAACAAGGTTAACGTGTATGTCATTAACCATCTCTATATCGCTTGTAACGCCCGCAGAGCCAGTTATAGGAACTCGCCTAGGCTTTTGCTCTACCGCTATCTTTCCTACGCCTGTGCCGTATAAGGCTGCGTTTAAGAGTATCTCTGATATGCCCTGATTTACGTTCCGTGTTTCAAAATCTTCTAACAGTTGTGACGTAATTCCGTCTAGTCTTGTATCTACATCTCTAGCTAAGGCTTCTAGCTGTTGTGGGTCTATTTGATTCTGATTTTCTTTTATTAGTTGTGCAAAGACCTTTTCTCGTACATCATCTTCTAGGTCAAACCACCGTTTTCTGTGAAAGATAGTCTCTTCCATCTCTGCAACGCCAGCCTCAATAGACTGTTGCAAAGCAGGTGCAATTATCTTAGAGCGTTCGTGTTGTCGTATTTTATCTCCTGGGCCACCATGTTGACCACGCCAAAGACGATAATACTCTTGCCAACGGTCTTGATGTTGGCGATTACGGGACTCTTCCCAATTATCTACTTTGTAGACAATCCACCCCGTCAACTCTGTGTCAACGCGAGCTGGTTGCTCAGAAGATTGGTCTCCGTAGTTTTCTACTATTTTTGTTACTGCCATTATGCGTCCTTATTACATTCCGCTAACAGGGTCAAGAGGTTCCCATTCCTCTGCATCGCTGTTTATTCTCATATCGTATGGTGTTACTGCAATCTGGTCTATGTAGGCTAAGCTATCTATCATGTCGTCATGCGACAACGGATTAGGGAAGTCCAGCAATTGCTCTGTTATCTTTGGTAAATACTCTCCTGGTGCAAAAGTTAACCTACCTTGTTCCATTCTACCTTGTAACGCCCAAACAATTCGGTCAGCTTTCTTTTGATTACCGTGAGATAGTTCTGTAATGTACGGGTATACATTTAACCTTCTCATATTGTCGTGCAAGTAAGGCATTAGTGCGTTTTTAAGCGCACCTTTTTCTATTCCTACTACTTTAGGTCTGTAAGACTGTGCTGCGCGTAAAATACGCAACGCTGTTTCTCTTACATTCCAACGTCCTGTTATAAC